CTGGTGCAGTGGTACGCATTGCAACGGACGGCACAACATTTGCTGATGTAAACGGTAGCGGCGCACATTTAATGACTGACTCAAACAATGAAGTTGGTTCAATAACACTTAGCGGAACTTTTATTTATAAGTCTACCACCGCAACAACCAAAGTGCATCTTTATGGTTACGCAAATATGGCAGGAGCAAATTATAACATGAACCATGAGGTTGAAAACCTAATAAATAGTACGATTACTTTTGGTGCAACTGCCAGACCGACTTTTCTATCTATCGTGAGGATAGCTTAATGGCACTTTCAAAATTAGATGCAGACAGCATTGATTTAACAGATGACTATACGTTTACTGGCACTGTAACAGGGGCTGGTGGCGGTAAGGTGTTGCAGGTAAAGTCTTTTGAATTAACCGACCAATTCAGTTTTAGTACTAATGCAACTTGGACGGATATTACTGGTTTAGATAACTGTTCTATTACCAAGTCTGATGCGGCAAATTATGTCCTTATCCAGATTTCTATAGGTGCGTGGGACGCTAATACAACTAATACTAGGCGTGGCATCCGATTAAGACGTAATAGTTCTGCTTTGGCAGATGCTACTAATGTTGGCAATAGGCAAAGTGGTATCATGCTAATTATCGACCATCAGTACAATCGCCCAAAACCTGTAGCATTTAGTTACTTAGACAAAACTGGGACAGACACAACTGTAACCTACGGCATCCAAGCACGGCATGAGTCAGGAACGACCTTTATCAATTCGTCGTCTACAGATGACAATATTTCAGGTTATTACCGTGGGTCTAGTACGATAATTCTTACAGAAATAGAGGCATAACCAATGCAACACGAAGCAATTTACGCACTCTACAGCAATGTATCTTCAATCATTGGCGATGGGCCTGACGCTGTTGCTAGGGATGCCGATGGCAACATTGTATCTTTGGATGCCTCTGCGGTAACAACCAAAGAAGCTGAGTTGCTGGCGGCTTATAAGCTGGACGAATTACGCACAGAGCGTAACCGTTTAATTGCAGAGACTGACTGGTGGGATATGTCTGATACGCCGACAATGACTTCGGCTCAGATTACCTACCGCCAAGCCCTTCGTGATATCACGAACACATATAGTAGCCTAGATGATGTAGTCTGGCCGGAGAAACCATAATGGCATACATAGGTAAATCCCCAACAGCCGTGAGGGTAGATAGATGAGTGAAGCAAGAGAAACCGCAGATTTATATCCTAGCATTGTTGAGGGCGTAGGTAGTGGCACAGGCAATTTTTACCGCACTGGCACTTTTGTTCCTGTTTGGTCATCTGATGATGCAACAGATGTAACAGCATCAATAACCACAGGCACATACCAAGTACAACATGGGGTTTATATAAGAATTGGTGATTTAGTGTTTTATCAAATTCATATTAAATCGCCTACTACTTGGACATATACAAACGGTGGTGCTACTGGACAGAGCGTTCGTCTAGTCGGTTTACCCTTCACTTCAGCAAGTTCTAACGGTGCTTCTGAACAGTGGTCTGGCAGTGTAAGTTTTTTTGATAATATAAGTTTTACAGCATCCTATTCCTTAAAACCCTTAGTGAGAAATAATACCGATTACATAAGGTTTTATTACAATTCTGGAAACACTTCTAGTAGGTTTCTAACCACATCAATAGACGAAGCCGATTCTGAAGTTTTTGTCACTGGAACATATAGAACAGAGGATGCGTAGATGACTGACCTAACAACAGAAAAACAAAACAGAGGTGAACGCAATCGTTTACTTCATGAAACAGATTGGTGGGGTGCATCAGATAATACAATGACTGCGGCACAGACTGCATACCGCCAAGCGTTGCGTGACTTACCAGACCACGCTAACTGGCCTGACCTAGCGGCTAGTGATTGGCCTACTAAACCATAAGGAAAAGCTATGCCATACATAGGTAAATCACCAACAGGTTCAGGCGTTAGACAACGCTATCACTTCACTGCTACTGGCGGTGAAACATCACTGTCTGGCGCAGATGACAATAGCAAAACACTGAAGTTCACTGACGGTGAATATGTTGATGTATACCTCAACGGTATCCTGCTTGTGCAAGGCACTGACTATGGCGTAGGTACAGCCAACACAATCAGCAGCCTAGCCGCCCTGTCTAGCGGTGACATTGTAGAAGTTGTAGTGTATGACATTTACAATGTAGCTAAGATTAACAGCGAGGCTGTTCGTGCAAGACACTATTACACAGCTACAGGTGGTGAGACATCTATTGGTACTGCACAGATAGCTGGCCTGTCCTTTGCTGCCAACGCTGAGATTGACGTAAGTCTAAACGGTATTTCACTTGTAGCTGGTACAGACTACAACACCACAACGGCAAACACTGTAGGTGGTCTGTCTGCGCTGACTGCTGGGCAGGTAGTTGAGATTGTTATATATGAGAAGTTCCAGCTTGCTGACACAGTAAGTAAGGCAAGTGGTGGTACGTTTAATGGCGGTGTTACATTTACCAGTGCAGCTACAGCTACTGGCGGCCTAAACGTAGGCACAATCAAAGATGCTACTGGCACAACTACAGCTATGACTATTGATAGCAACGGTCTAATCCAGCCAAAGCAAATAGCGTTTCAAGTAGCAGCGACTGATATTGACCAATCGATATCCGCTTCAACGAATACAATAATACAATTTAATTCTACGCCTGAGTTTGATACTGGTGGGTATTGGGACGCTACAAATCATAGATATACACCACAAGTTGCTGGTTGGTACTTTTTTAGCGGTGCAATTAGATTGGTAATGAGTACCATCAATGGTGTTCTTAGTTTGAATGTTTCTAAAAACGGTTTAACTACTGCGGATAATCTTTTAAGAATACAGCTACAGTATGATGGTGACAGATTGTATAATGGTAATTATCCGTTGCCTAGTGGGATGCTACATTTAAATGGTTCAACTGATTACGTTGATGTATTTATCAATACAGAAGAAGCATCGACTGCAAGTGACCAAGTTAACGTTAAATCATTTTTTAGCGGCTTCTTAGTACACGCAACTTAAGGATAAAGATATGAGCAGAGCCAGAGACTTAGCAGATTTAGGTGGTAGCGCAGATGCGGGTGGCCTGACAGGTCGCAACCTCATTATTAATGGTGCGATGACTGTGGCACAGCGTGGCACCAGTAGCACAACCAATGGTTATGGAAGCGTTGATAGATTTGAAAATAGTTATAGTGGTGGCACTGTAACAGGTTCACAGGAAAGTTTAACATCAAGTGATGCGCCTTATGCGTTGGGTTTTAGAAATTACTTTAGACAAACAAATACAGCTACCACATCTGGTGCCGCTGATTATCGGCAACTAATTCACAAAATTGAATCGCAAAACATTGCTAAATCTGGCTGGAATTACACAAGTACAAGCAGTTATATAACAGTTAGTTGCTGGGTTCGTTCAAGTGTTGCTGGTAAGTGTGGTTTTTATTTGCTTACATTTGATTCACCAAGTTATCAATTTGCTTTCACAGAAACATTAGTGGCTAATACTTGGACAAAAATAACTAAAACAATTCCCGGCAATTCTAATTTAGTGTTTAACAATGATACTGGTGCTGGTGTGGGCTTTCAACCTGTTCCGTGGTTTGGAACGGATTATACAGACAGTGGTGCAACTTTAGATAGTTGGGTTGCACAAGACACGACAGCATATTTGCCTGATGACTTAGCAGATTGGGCCGGAACATCTAACGCAACTTTTGATGTGACAGGGATGCAAATAGAAGTTGGCTCGACAGCCACGCCGTTTGAACATGAAGACTACGGCACTACACTTAGAAAATGTCAAAGATACTTTGAACTGTTAGGTCATGCTATGCGTGGCACTACAGACTCATTTTCCCTAATGTCTTTACCTTTTAATGCGGCAACAGGTAATCAATGGACAGACATACCGTTTATGGTAGAAAAACGAGCCGCCCCTACATCTATAGTTGCTTTTAATGGGTATACTGTGCCAACCACCACAGGGTTAGGTTTAAGCACCAATGGCGCAACATTGTACCATACTTCTCAAATGATGTTTAAAAAAGTAGGCGGTAGTGACGGAGATGCAGTTGCTTCAGTCAGTGCGGAGATATAGAAATGTTTGCTAATAAGTTTAATTTTGCATCAGCACAATATATCAGCGGCACAGATATAGACGGTAATCCATTAATAAATAATGTAGTGAAAGCTGTACATGCAGATGGCGCACAGGCACTAATTCCTGCTAAAGTAGGAAATGAAGAATATGACCATCTTCTTGCCAGACACAATGACCCTGACGATGCCTTTACCATAGCGGATGCTGACTAATGGAAATGACCAGCCTTGTAGATATACTGCTTGGCTTGCTTGCTGCAGGTGGTGCATGGTGGGCTAACAGCACCAGCCGTGAGCAAAAAAGATTAGAGATATTGTTAAACAAAACACGTGAAGAGTATGCTACCCGTGAAGACGTACGCAGTGACGTACGCCAAGTAATGGAAGCATTGCACCGTGTCGAAGATAAACTAGACAGAGTTTTACAAAGGGACTAATTCATGGCAATGTTCAAAGCATTTAAGCCTAGTGGCATGGAAAAGATAGCACGTTCTATGGGCTATCAGGGTAATATGCAAGGGTTCCAAAACTTTCTGGCTACTAACCCTGCTAGACAACAGCAGATGGATATGTACACTAGCAAAGCTATGCAGATGGCTAAAGGTGGTGTAGTTAAGAAGTTTCAAACAGGCGGTTCCGCATCCGCAAAAAATGATTTACCAGATAACGTAGCCACTACAGGTGTTACAGGTGCAGGCGGTACACCTATTGCCACAGTACCAGAAGGAACTGATAAAGGTCCCGGTGTAACAGACTTTAGTGTACAGCAAATGTATAGCCCCGGTGTGCCGCTTGGTGGTGAAACTATCGCTTCGGGTGTTCAGTATGATACATCACAAGACGTACAAGCAGGTACAGGAACTGTATATGGAACGGTAGCTACACCTACAGCTATAACAGGCACTGCTCAAGCAGGTATGCCTACGCCTACGGGTGCTAACCTAATGCAAGCTGACACTGTATCTGCAGATGTCGATGCTGCTATAAATGCTACAAGTGCGGCACAAGCTAATCCACAAGACCCACGTGCGCAAATAACTGCAGCGCAGCAGACACAATCTTCTGTAGGCAATCTACAGGCAGCACAGGGCAACGCCTTTCTAATAAACAATCCCGTACAAAGACAATTACAAAATGGTGAACTAATTAGCGGCACAGGTGTTGATGCTGCTAAAGCTGCTGCACTTACTGCACAAACGCAAGCTGCTGCAGCCACAGCTAATCCATCTGCACAGACTATGGTGGCTAACCAGCTTGATGGTTTGATGCAGCAGTTTCAAGGTGCTAATCCACCAGCATGGGCTGCAGGGGCTATGAGGGCAGCTACAGCAGCTATGGCTGCTCGTGGGTTAGGTGCATCATCTCTTGCTGGTCAGGCCATTGTACAAGCTGCTATGGAGTCTGCACTGCCTATTGCACAGGCAGATGCCCAGACTATTGCTAGTTTTGAAGCACAAAATTTATCTAATAGACAACAAGCGTCAATGCTGGCTGCAGAGCAACGTGCTAAGTTTATGGGTCAAGAGTTTGACCAGACATTCCAAGCAAAGGTAATGAACGCTAGTAAGATTAGCGACATTGCCAATCAGAACTTTACAGCAGAGCAGCAAGTACAGCTAGAAAATTCACGTGCTGTTAACACGATGAACCTGCAAAACTTGTCTAATAGACAGGCTCTTGTAATGGCTGAAGCTGCTGCACTGGCACAACTTGATACAGCTAACTTAAATAATCGTCAACAAGCCGCTGTACAGAATGCGCAGAACTTCTTGCAAGTTGATATGGCTAACCTGTCTAATCGGCAGCAAACAGATTTGTTTAAAGCACAGCAGCGTGTACAAGCATTGTTTACAGACCAAGCTGCAGAAAATGCGGCACGTCAATTTAATGCGTCTAGTCAAAATCAAGTTGACCAGTTCTTTGCTAACTTGTCTAGCCAAGTTGGACAGTTTAATGCTACACAGCAAAATGCACAGGCGCAATTTAATGCAGGTCAAGCAAATACAATTGCACGTTTTAATGCAGAACTAAACAATCAGCGTGACCAGTTCAACGCACAGAACCAACTTGTAATTGCACAAGCAAATGCTCAGTGGCGTAGGCAGATTGCTACGGCAGATACAGCAGCTATCAATCGTGCTAATGAACTAAATGCTTCAGCAGTATTAGGTATTAGTAAACAAGCCTACGATAATCTGTGGGGGTATTATGCTGACACTATGGAGTGGGCATGGACATCTGCAGAAAACAATGCAGAACGCTTGGTTCAAATGGCTATTGCAGAACTGGATGCAAAAGCACGTAAGGATTTAGGCAAGATGCAAATTGATGCAGAAGAAAGCGGTGCAATTGGTGGATTTATTATGGATATGTTTATGAGTCCATTTACTGGCGGCTTTAGCCTGTTTTAATGAGGTAATGTTATGAGTTTTGAAAGACAGCCCGGTAGACTTGCTACTATAAATCTTAGAAAGCAACTTGATGTTATGATGAAAACATCTGAAGCTGCTAAACAAAAACCGACAAAGGGTCTTCTTACGCCACAAAAACCTACGCTTGAAAAGCAAGATGAAAATGTGACAGAAACACAGCGTGTGTTAAATTACATGGAAGCTATTAGAAAGAGTATGACAACGGTATAACAAAATGGCATTTAGAAAAGTACAGGATTTTGATGCGCCTATTCCCGGCATGGCTATGACACATGGTCTGGGCGATAGACCTTGGCAACAACCATCTCAATACAACACAATAGAAGAGGCAATAGAGTTTTATATTCCTCGTTTAGCAGACAACAAGTTTGCACAGCGTATGCTGGACATTATTGAGCGTGGTGTTCCGATTACTTCTCTGGCAGAAACAATGACTCTAGGTGGGGTGATGCAGGGTTTGCATACTATTGATGTAGCAATTTTGTTAAACCCAATCCTAGTAGAGTTTATGGAAGGTATGGCTAAACAAGCTGAAATTGACTATAAATTGGGCGACACAGATGACGATGAAAAAGAACCTGATGGTTTTGTTCTTCGGGAAGCTATGCAATCTTTGCAGAAAACAGATATAGAAGATATTGATGACGAAGAAGAAGAAGAGCCAGAAGAAAAACCATCTGGCGGTCTAATGTCACGTAGAGGTATATAAGATGGGCTTAAAATCATACCTAGCTGGTGCAGCAAAGCGCGGTTCAGAAAGACTTAAAACATTAGAGGACGATGCCAAAACCCTGATAACAACAGAGGCTGGGCGTATCGCTAATGAAATTGCAGAAAAGCGCAAGCAACGCATTAAAGATAAACTTGATTACAGTAAAAAAGCTAGAGAACTAAAATCAATGTATAACTTATCTGATGGACAAGTTGAAACTGTGTTAGCTGGTGGATTAGAAAATGCTGCTGCATTTACAAGTGCTATTAAAGCGGGTGAGGCTAGAGCATATGCCGCAGATAAAACAAAACCATTTGACGCAAATCAATACGCACAGAGTTTGTTTACAACAACACAACAAATGGAAGGACGTGGCATAGGGCAGCAAGCAGAAGCATTTGCAGCACTGTCTGGTGGTCCTATAGCAATTGACCAAACGGCTTCTACTTCTTCTATTATGGGACAGCTACGTGCTATGGGTGCTAGAGGTGGAGATGACTTTGTATCATCATCTCTTGCTGCGCAAACACGTGCCTTGGGCGGAGAGTTGCCACAAGAGTTTACAGGTGCAGAACTTGGGACTACAGGTATGACAGTAAAAGGATTAGGTGGTATGTCTCCTGCCGACCTTATTGCTCTTGAACAGGCGCAAGCTAAAGCAGACTTGACTACTGCACAAGTTGGTACAGAAACAGAAACTGCAAAGTTACGCAGTGCGCAAGCTAAAAACGTATTTGCAGAAACAGACCTTACTAGGGCTAAGATAGAGACAGCAAACATCACAAACAAAAACTTAGAGGAACGGCTAGACTTGGATGCGGATAAACTTCGTGAAGAAGTCCGACAAATTACTGCGAATATAGGTTTAACAGAAGCACGTACAGATACAGAAGGGCTTTCTGCTGACAAGTTAGAGAAAGAACTGTCTCTATTAGACAAGTATGGCGAACAAGAACGACAGGCTGCTCTTGATTTGCTTGAAGCGCAAATATATGAAAAGGGCAATGCTTCTGACCTTGAAGGTTATCAAGTAATGCAGTTGCGTAAACAGGATGACTTGATTGCAAAAATAAATAATCCAGAAACACCAGCTACAGAAAAAGCTGCCCTAGAACAACAGCTAAAAGACTCACAAAAACGTGTAGCAGACGCAGCAATAGCTTTGTCAGATACCACTGATTCATCGAATTACTTTAGCAAGTCTAGCGAAGACCAAATCTTTAATCGTATGATTCAACGTAATGCACAGGCTCTTGACATTGGTGGAGAGATGGGTCCATTTGGTGCAGAAATTGCCTTGTCTCTTGGCACAGGTAAAATGCCTCAATACTTTACTGCTGTTTCTAATTCTATTGATGAATTTGCTAGTAGGTTTGGTGACAGCGCACGGGGCAGAAGGGCATATACAGCTTTTGCTACATCATTTGACAAACAACTTCGCGCCTTTGCAAATAGTGAAGGTTTTGTAGACGGCGAATTTACCAATCATGGCATGAAGTCTGAAGCAGACCTTGAGTCATTGGAACAAACTTTTGGTCAAGATGGTGGTGCTAAACCCGGAGATGTTGCTATTGCAACTATTGATGGGCGTACAACATATTTTGTAATGACACCCGCTGGCGAATTTGTTGGGGGTATTGGGCAAGAAGAAACGCAATAAGGATTTGATGTGGTTAAAGTATTGGGAAGGGACATTGCTCCCGAAGAAGACACTACATCAGAACCTCTTGCTGATGTGCCGCTTACTCGCAGCCTAAGAAAGAAACAAGCTGCTGCTAATCGTGTGCAGCAAACTGAAGATAGTATAACACAGTCCTCGCCTTCTCCTCAAAACGAGCAGGAAGCGAAGGACTTTTTTATTGCCAACAATAAAGTGCCAGAGGGTTATGAGTTAGTGCCGCAAGCACCTACAGGTGAAGAGTATTCTTCTTTTCGTCTGCGTAAGATTGGCGCACCAGCCCGTACAGTAAATGACCAAACAGAAGAAGTGTTTGACTTTAATCAAACAGCAGCAGCTAAAGACTTATTGTATAACAAAGACAAAGATATTCTTGCTGACGAAGAACTTCTTGTAGAATATGTGCCTGAATGGATGCGAGACTCAGTAAGAGTAGTAGCCAAGGGTACAGATAAGTATGTTGTTAAACCTCTAGCGATAGGCGTTACTGCAGCAGGTGAAGCTACGGCAGACTTTGGTGAAGTGCTTACTCGCGCAGTGCATGAAGGTATTACAGAAGATAGTGCAGTATATAAACTGTTAGGCGTAACAGGTAAAGAAATGTTGCCCTTTGACCCAAAGACAGCAGGACGTAAGTTTGCTGGTGATGTTGGTATGATGGTTGAAATGGCTGAAGCCGTACCTGCAGTTGGTTCTCTTACTGGAATAGCAGGGGGTACAGCAAGACGGGCTGCAGAAAAACCATTACGAGAAGCGGCAGAGCAAGCTAGAAAAGAAATAAGAGGAAGAGAACTAATTGATAGTAAATTACCAGATGGTAAGTTTAATCTAGCTGGTGCTAAAGCTGCAGAAAAATCTGTGTCTGAAGCAAAGCGCAGAGAAGCAAGACAAGTAGCTAAAGAAAATACGCAAATATTTGAAGACTTAATTAAGAATTATGAGGAAATAAACAAGGTAGAAATATCTTCTAAAGGAAAAGATGGCAAGCTGCGTATTGATTATGAAAAGGCTAGGTCAGAAGGTAAGCGTATCATTGATGAAACACTAATAGGTAAATCACAGTTTGATGAACTGGGTGGACCTGACGATGCCCGTTTGCTTGACATTGTTCTTGATGCAGATAAATTAGATAGTGTAGTTGCTACCATTGCTAAAGTTAAGGAGATGAATCCTGATGCCTTTAAAGGTAGTAAAAATGTAATAGAAACTTTATTTGATGAATCTGTAAAGGGTAATTTAATTGCGTCTGATGACTTGCTTCAGATACTAGAAAAGTATGGCTTGTCAATGGACGACTACATTATGATGACCGTAGGTTCTGGCTCAAAGTATGGTAGGGGTCTGCAGAAATTTAGACAAATGCGCGATGCAATGGGCGGCAAAGCCAGCAAAAAATCTGCTGCACAAAAAAATGATGAAGAACTTAATGATGCAGTAGATATGTTGGGAAAAGCTAGAAAGAACATACGCCGTGGCGAAAACGTGATACGTGGTGCTATGGTCAGTGCCTTTGCAACTGCTGCACGTAACTTTGAATCTGCCTTAATACGTTATCCAATGGAAGGGCTTACTAATTTAATGGAAACATCCATTATCCTTGCCGCACGTGGAGACTTAAAAGGAAGTATTCGTAATGTAACACCTTTTATACGTGGTAATGGATACAAAGATGCATTTCAAATGTATGCACATACGTTTGGAGATAGTGCAAAGATACGGCGTACTGGCGCAGATGGCGCAATAGCTTCTCGTGAACTCACTTCAGAGAAAGCAGAGTTTGTAGATTACATATTAGGACAGCCAGAGTATAAAGAGCAATGGACAAGGTTCTACGACCAAGTAAACGAGGTACAGAAGTATACTGGGCGTGGAGAAGGTGGACTGTCAGACGCTATATTTGAACCTATAGAGGACTTTGTTCAGTTTCTTAACGGGCCAAACAGACTTCAAGAATTTGTCACTCGCCGTGCCTACTTCTTAACTGACTTAGATAACGCACTCAAACGTGAGTGGGGCGTTGGTCTTGAAGAATCTATTATGAATGGTCAAATGCGAAATATGGTAAACGATGCGCCTAGTATCAAGCCAAAGGATGCTCGTAACTTCCATGAACTACTTGCAGAAGCTACAGATAAAGCCCTTGAAAAGACATACGCAGCGTCACCTTCTTTTGGCCCATTTAAAGCCGCGCTTGGTATTCTCAATAAGATTCCCGGCGGCACTATAATTATTCCATTCCCACGCTTTATGTTTAAATCTATGGAATATGTAGGTGAAGTAACAATGGGTATGCCTATTGCCGTTACTAGAAAAATGTTTGGCGTTGGTAATCGCGCACGTGATGCTGAAATTGCCTCACGAAACATTGCTGGTATAGCAGGTCTTGGCATGGCGTATATGGCTGTTCGTGACCCTAACTCTCCAGAAGATTATAACAAAGTTAGAACCATAGTAAGTGATAAAGTAGTGGATGTGTCGGCACAGTATCCTCTGCCACAACTTATGTACATAGCTAAATGGGGCCACAAGAGGCTGGAAGGTGGCGAAGGAGCAGCAGCAGATTGGTTCAGGTCTAGTGGTGGTGGTAAAGAGTTTGTTAAACTGTTTACTGGAACAAACTTCAGAGACAATCAAGGGCTTGGTAATTTGTTAGATGACCTTGCTGACTTAGCAGAAAGCGAATCAAAGATTACTACAGAGGCACAGTTTGGTAAAGCTGCTGGTAGATTGCTTGGTGATATTACTGCACGTATTCTGCAGCCATACAGCATGGTTATTGATGCTGAACGTGCGATGGGTATACGAGAAACAGAAATTAAAGACTTCTCAACAGACCCCGATATGACATTCTCTGGTTCATTTGGTAAGGCATTTAGTCAGCCACTTAAATCTCGTGGCTACTATAATACTATTATGGACCCACTTGAAAAGTATGGACTTGTAGATGATGTTAAGCAGGAATCAGATGTTCCTGCACGAGAGTACGCTACAAGAGAGGGACCAAAAGAGCGACTAAATCCTGAATTAAAGTTGACTATGGGTTTAAATGTAATGGAACCCGACACAGAACAAGAAAAGTTCTTAAAGCAAATGGGTTTTAAAGAGGATGAGTTTGATAGTAAGACAGGTATAGGCACACTAGACAGAGTTGTGGATGCCACAGTCAATGACTTCTTGCCCGGACTAACTGATGGATTTATGCGCTATGCTGAAAAACTGCGTAAGCAAGGGAAATCAGAGAACTTAATACGCAAACGTATTAGAGTTATGATGAAAGAAAAATTCAAGAAACTAAAATCCAAAATGCGTAGAGTTAATAGTATTGCCGGAGATGACCCAGCATTTATACGTGCTTTATATGCAGCACGAAACATACCTGTTGACACGCAAAAGGCAGCAATGCTTGAGTTTGAAATACTCAACGATAGAATGCCTGATTTAAATAGTGCAGAAGACTTGAATGCTCTAGTAAAAATAGCAAAGGTATTTAAGAGATAAAATAAAGGGGGCAGTTAAGCCCCCTCTTCATATGCAGTCACATATATCATTAGCAAACCCCATACCAAATGCATATAGCAGCCAGCCAATGATAACAGCAAACGGTGCATACCTAACGATTGTCACCGTCACCCTGTAGGCGATTCCTAGCTTTCCTGTCAGCCAGTTTCTCCAAGTTGTCTTCCATGATTTTACCAAGGTTCATGTCCACTTCTTTAGCAAGCATGGCGCAATACCACATAACATCTCCAATCTCGTGACCAATAGCATTTAGTTTCGCGTGATGCTCTTCTCTATCTGCACCGTCACGTATTAGTTTCTTTGCTTTGTTAGCAATCTCACCAGCTTCCCCGGATAGTCCCAATGATAGATATTCTAGTGCTTTATAACTTGGGAATATTGCCGTTTCTGCAGCCCTTGTTTGGTACTCCGTTGCTGTAATATCACTCATGTATCTCTCCTTCATCCATTGTCTAGCTTCTTCCTTTAGATTCATTCCATTGCACCTCTTCTAGCTGCTCATAGTAAGCATCGTTCCAACCACGCTGCCACTCTCTGTACTGCATGGTGTTAGGGTCAATGTTAGGACGGTTCTCTTCAAAGAGTATTCGCTTGCCCTTCTTGACAAGCCTACCACCACGCTTAAACGCATCGTAGCCCCACTGGTATTGAATACGCAGTGGAGCATCGTATTTACTCAGGCCATTACGCCGCATCTTTAGTCTCCTTAAATGCTTTGATTACATCAGATGAGAATAGCTTCTGCAGATTCAACAGATACATACGTGCTGCATTGTTGTCTCCACCAGAAACACTACGCTTGCTATCTAGGTTATTAATGATACGCTTGAGGCTGTTCGTGTCAAAGACAATCGTAGCGAATGTCTCATCACCAATACACAGGTTGTGAAACCAGTAGTCTGATTCAGTAGCATTAATTCCGCTAGGCTTGCCATAACATTCGTATTCAATTGCAATGTTGCCTGTCTTCTGCCACACGTCACGTTCACTCTTTACCTCAATCTTCTTGTCTTGCAGCATGTCTGCAACCATTTGTTCACGTACCTTTCCATACTCTAGGTCAATGTCAAACTTCTTACGGTCTTCAGTCTTTGGCTCTAAATTTTGCATGTCCATTCTCCTTAATCCAAATAGCTTTCTTGTGGTGTTCTTGTTCTAAAAAAATTACCATGTTCAGGGTGTTCTTTCAAGAACTTTCTAGCGTAGTGAGAAATCCAACCGTCACTAATCTTAAACTCAGAATCGTCTTCCCTTATAGCTGTTTCCCATCTCATTCGATGAAATATAGCTTTAGCTGAATAGTACTCCTTTACTGAGGCCATTTCTTTTGCAAACCTACAAAACATTTCGTAGATTTCTGGATTATCTTCGTGGTGTTTTTCAAAGTTTTCTTTAGTCCACTTTCCGTTCAGCATCAGCATTCTCCTTCTCTTTTTGTTTCAACCATTCTTCTCTGCAAGGGTGATGAGCAGGTGGGTTATGTTGTACCCACCCGTCACCTTTTTTCCATACTACACTCATGCTGCAGCAATGTCAACTATTTCACAGACACCTGCTGTACATGCTAACTCACGCCCACCTGATGTAGTATCTTCTTTCTCAAATTCCTGAAGTAAAGACCAGTCTACATTCTTTGGCATCTTAGCTGCCCACTCTTTGTATGTGTCAGCATCAATGTCCTGATATGGTGCTTGCTGATATGTATGCTCACTGAATGGCAGGAAGCTGATACCGGATACCTCATCAAAGTGTTCGTATACCCACGCACCCACAGCCATCCATTCATTCTCTTTAACGGAGATAGTGACTGACGGTTTGTGTTCGCACCAGTGACGCTGGTATAGTAGCCACAGTTCAAGCTGCTCAATGGCTGTCATACCTGTGCGTGTCACTGCGTTCTTGGGTGACTTCATAGGGAATGAGAAGACGGTAGTACTGTCGGGCTTCATTACGTCTGGCTCACTAGGTATGCCCTGTGAAATCAAGAACTGTGTCAATGGGTCTTTATTGTCCCCACGGACAGTGCGAATATAATATGGGTTGTGTCTGGCGTGGATGCCAGATGCACTATCCACAAGCTGTGATACTGTACCACTAGGCTTGACACAAGTGATAGCAGCAGACTGCTCAATGCCAAGTTCCCATGCCATAGCTTTGTTTGCATCAATAGCTGTAACACGTAGCATCTCAAGAGTGTCAGCTACCTGCTTACCTTTGTGCAATGCAGGACAGTCCATGATGCCTGTCAATGACACACCAAGCAAGCGTTCCTGCTCTGTGTTGGCTTTCCATATATTACGCAGATACTTAAAGTTAGTCAGCGTGGCTTGGAATGTACCCAAGATAGTGGCAAGGCGTACCTTCTCTTTCAAGGATGCCAGCGTATCTGTTTCACGTGCAACAACCTCTGATAGATTACAAAACTGGTATGGACGCAGGATAATCTCAGAGCAAGGGTTGCAGCCAAAGTCTTGGTCAGCATCACGTCTGCCATTCTTTGCTGCCTGTACCTTCGCTGACTGGCGATTAAAGATACCACGCTCACCTGACTTACTGTCGTATAGAGACAACCACTCACGCATGAATGTACCCATTTCAGGTTTATTCTTGTACGCTACAGAGTTATTAGCCAGCGCACGTTGACCTTCATTCTCCCACCACTGACCTGACTTGGCATGTGCCATCTGGTCATCATTAAGATTAGATAATGAAATCAATGCACTACGGCGTACACCACCTACGACTACCACTTCACCAATCTTACACATGATGTCGTGACATTCGATTGGGTAAAGCCTACGACCTGCTGCACCCTTAAACTTCTGTACAACAAACTCAAACAGTTCGACCAATGGCTGTGGACCTGATGCTCTACCGCCAAATGTCTTTAGCCTTGCACCTGCAGGGCGTACCTCTGATACATCCCACTTAGGAATCTGCCCACTGTACAACATAGCAATCAGTTCTTTCAGTGACTTAGCCCAACCGGGGCGACTGTCACCTACCTTGATTACTGTGTCTGTCTCGTGAAACTCTTCATTCACAATGGGTAGCTTCTCAATGCAATGACGCTCGACACTAAAGCCAACGCCTGTACCACACATAAGAATGTACATAGTCTCATCGAAGGCACGTGGGCTATCGACAGGTACATAAGAACAGTTGTACCCACCAACATGGCATCTGTCCAGTGCGGGGCCACTGGTCATCAATGCTCTCATGCTAGGCATGATAGCCTGACTGAGTACGGCTTCTTCCAACTCTGCACGTAGTGTGTCAGGCAGAGTGTAGTTGTGCTTCTGTTTCAGATGCCCTGACATATAGTCAAAGTATCGGGTGACTGTCTCACCCCATGTCTCTCTACGTTGCTCATCTTCTTTCCATCTTGCATAGCGTGATAGTGCTATAAAGTTCTGGTAGTCTGTGGGAAGTGTATTACTAATCATCTCTTTACTCCGTAATCGTTCTAATGTTTCTAATGTCGGCACCCTCAATGTCATAAAAGTATTCCTGAATACCGTCCTCTAATTCCTCGCCCACCTGTCCATCGGCAGGCACTGGATACTCCTCTTCATCAATGTCAATGGTTATGAACATCTTAACTCTCATCCGCCATAACCTCTTCTATTAATCTGTCCAAGTACCACTTGGCCTTTTGCAAATCCTCTAGCGGCTTGTCCTTGTAATCAAATCGCCAAAGGTACTTCATAACATTACCCTGCAGGTAATACTTAAATCCTTTATCAGTAGCGGCAGAGATAGCTTGTATGCACTCAATGCCTGTCTGATTATAGTGTGGTGGACTGTTGACCATATCAACAACATTATCACTTTGTTTATTTGCTTGTGCCATACGTAACTCCTCTTGTATCATCATTGCTTTCATATATTCTTCATGTCTACTCATGCCGAACCCTTTGTACTTGTATTAAAGTGCAAGTGTACTACGTTACCATCGTAGGTCTTTTCTACACCTGCTTCTTCCTCTAGTTCTACATCAATATCCATCTCGTTGTCAATAACTTTCGTTACGTACTCATGCACAATATTGCGTAACTCTTCCACCTCTTCCATGACAGGCACTGCAGCACACATCATCTTAGCAAAATGCATGACCTGATAGTAGTCATCGTCATCCATAGGATTGTGTGGCATTGCCATGATTGATATATCAACCTCGCCAGACCACTTACCATCATCATCAGCGAATGGTCTGACACGTATGAGGAAATCTTCATTGTGTATTTCCTTAGATAGTTTATCCATTATGTCCATATTCTATCTCCTTTTCACCTTTGTGCCGCCAAACTTAATAAACTTTGGATGCTTGTTCTTACCCTTCTCCTTCAACCAATCTTCAGGAATAATCCTGTCATAGTATCTAAAGCCATGTTTAATACACCACTCACCATATGTAGACTTAGCACCCTTACGAAGTTTGCGTTTACTACTTTCAAACACAAAACGAATATCCAAATTAGGATGCTGCTTTTGTATAGCCAGATGCTTGCGTCTATCTGCTGCGGTGAACTGTCCCTTTGTCTCAATGATGATGCCGTTGGACAGCACGAAATCGGGGGTGTATGTTCTGTACGCCAAGTCTTCCCACTCTATCTTGACCTGCTCGTATAGGAAATCAATCTTTAATTCCTTGAGATAGTCAGATACCTTGAGTTCCAGACCGCTACGATACCCATACTTCCGTGCTGCCCTAAATTGTTTTGCGTTAGCCAACGTCACGCCATGAGATAAACGGGTTGCGATAACCTAACGCACGTAGTTCTTCACGTAAGACTTTATCTGCTTCATTACGTGCATCAATAGCTGCACGAAGTCCTGCGGTCTTACGTTCACGGTATTCTTTGCGAAGTTCATTAAGATGTCGCTCTGCATCTTTAATCTGTTCTGCAAGTTCATTGAGTTCATCATCCATTCATATACTCCTTTGCTAGTTCAACATATGCCACTGTGGGCGGGTTCTTTGCCTGTGACTTTACAGCAGGTAACTCAGTAAGACTATCCCAGCAATCAAAGCGATAGCTGCAAAATTTACATCCGTCATTAAGGACTTTATTACCTGTGGGCTTGCCACGAAAAGTCTCAGGCACTGGTTCAAAACATCTTTCAAATTTGTTCTCCTTTACTGTCTGAACCGTATCCTTTATTTGGGATACCTCTTTGTCAATGTCAAGACCTGTAGCTGGTACATACTTGAACTGCCCATTGGCCTTGTTCACTACCCACCAGCCACCTGCTTTCTTGCCTGATGCTTTGGCGTACCCAGCTAACTGAGCCACATACCCGAAGCCATCACCGCTGGCAAGAGTGTCATAGGATTCAAACTTGTTTCTGTATGACCAGTCTGAAGCTGATTTAATATCATCAACTGCACCATCAATGATGAGGTCATAACTACCAGAAACGCTATCGTCACCAAGGTCAAGAGAAACTTTATCCGTGTCTTCATAACTTACTCCTGCTTCTTTGAGGATACCTTTGAAGACAGCTTCAACGATGTCTCCAATCATCATATTCATTACGAATGTTGTCGGCAGAGGAACAGCTACCTCTGGCTTGTTCTTATCATACCAGAGTTGACAAGTCGGCCTACCTACATTTGACATACGTAGGCTGAACTTGTCACGCTTGTTGCCCCCACCGAACTGACGTGCTGCAGCAGACATCACATCAAGGCCAATCTGTTTGATTGTCTGTTGTGACATACTTGATTTGCCTGTCACGGCGTTCTCAAGATACTGATGCAGTGCCAGTTCAGCAGGATGCTTCATTACGCTACCTCTTCTTCTTCAAAGTCCATATCCACAACATCGTCAATGTTCAACTCATCCAAGTCCTCATCGTGTTTTGACGAAGCCTTTTCTGCGTAGGCATTGATGATGTACTCGTTATAGTTCTGTACCCATGACATGAAGTCAGCAAACTTCTCTTGGTCATCTTGGGTGAGTTCCACAACATTGGTTACATCTAAAGACGTAATAGGTAGGTAGAAGCTATTACCGTTAGGCAGCTTACGCTCTTCTGTATTCAGCGTTACGTTATGCTGCACAGGTAGACGCTTCATCTTAGCAAGCTGGTTAAACACACCGCCTACAGTCTTGAATGCGTCACGGTTCTCTACTTCCCAAATGAATGGGACAGTATCGACACTAGCTTCTTTGCCATCAGCATCCTTTGGATTGACCAACTCAACCGTACCAAGCACAACACGTACTCGTTTGATAGAGCGAATCAATTCCTTCGTAGCATCCGGCAGAGACTTGAAGTCCTCAATCCAGCCTGAAGGCTTACCACAGTTAAAGCCACCGTCATTATCTTTCAAGTCCATGTTCAGGCTATCAGCCATGACAGTCTTGACGTAACGATTAGGTGCAGTACCTGTAGCCATGACAAACTTCTTGTACATGAAGCGTTGCATGAATGGACGCACGATAGCAGACTCTGCGTAGTACGTAGGCCCATCAGGAATCTCCAGCTTATATGTACCACCTTTAACTTTGATGGTATCTGTACCTAAGATTGGGGAATGCTGGATACGCAGACGTGCAAGGAACATACCTTGCTTCTTCTGTGATGCAGCTTCATTGGCGATACCCATAGCCTTTGCCATCTCAGCGTAGTTATTGGTATCAATTGTTGTAATATCATTCATGTTTATTAACTCCTTTCCAGTTGTTAGACGCATAGTTATATCAGGTTACGTCCTTGGTGTCAAGCCAATTCGGGCCTATTTTTGCCTCTAATAACAGAGGCACATTAAACTCAACTCCCCAGCGTTGGGTGATGAGATAAGGCAGTGCTTTATTAGTTTCGTCTATGATACTGATAACCCGTGATTCTTCATCTGGGTGTACATCAACAACAATACTGTCATGCACTGTATTCACTATACACGATTGCATATCCTTTAGCAACATATCAATGTGCAACAATGCGATAGGCACAATGTCTGCTGTAGCAAACGACTGCACAGGATAATTCTTTATCTGTGTAAAGTGTGAGATGCGACCACTTGCTTTGCGGTACACATCAGGAAAAGCAAACTCACGACCACTTGGTGTAGTAATCTTGCGTGTGCTTATAGCTTCTTTAGCCAGTCGGGTATGCCAAGACGCGACTCCTTGGTACTTCTGGTTGAAGTGTGTGTAGTATTCTGACTCAGCGGATGTTCGTCCATAGCCTGTTGCCCCGTATAACGGCGCGAATGTATGCGCTTTCGCATCCTGTCTACTCGTAGGCTGACCAGCATCACTAATAACTTTAGCGGTGTATGCGTGTACATCAAATCCAGTAGATACTTCTTCAATAGCAACTCCATCTTGTGATAGATAGGCAGCAGCACGAAACTCCAACTGTGCAAAGTCAGCTTCCATAATCTTGCCACCAGCAAATCGTGACACAAATACTTTCTTCACAGGAAACGTGCCGCCACGTGGCATGTTCTGCATGTTAGGGTCTGCACCACTGAACCTGCCAGTAGCTGTACGATGTTGTAGCAAACGCACATGCAGCTTACCATCCTGCTTTGTGTAGGTCTGTATGCCTTCAACAAAGGAAGATAGGTATGTATCCACGGCACTCAACCTACGTACCTTAGACAGAAAGTCAACAGCGTCAGACATGCCACGCTGCTTTGCAGCAGACTCAAGCACCTCTAGGTTTTGCTTGCTGGTTGAAAAGCCGTTGGCACTTGCCCACTTTGGTGAAGGGGGTTTGAACTTGAGGCCAGCCAGCGCACTGGTAGGTGTGAGAGTAAAACCAGCAGTATCACAATTACTGCACCGATTAGGTTTCGCAAACGGTTCGCCATTCTTCTTCACCTTTCTGATGTAGCCTGTACCACCACAGTCTTTACACTGCTCTGCCACAGTCTTGTACATCTTGTCTGTACCGCCAGCAATCAAGCTGCGGAAGTCTGCGTCATCCATGTATGGGTCAATAGCGTTGCCCCAATACATCTTGTCCTTGACCTTACGGCTGTAGATTACCCAAGACAATTGCTCTGGGCTGTTCAGGTTGATAGGTGTGTCACCCATCAGTTTACGCACATGCTCCTGCAGGTCAGTCTCAAGCTGTTGCTTCTCCTGCTCAAACTCTGTACGCACTTGCTCCAACACAGACAAGTCAACCTTGAACCCACGCTGATAGATACGTGCTAGGCACACAGCTACCTGATTGGTCAGGTCTACTGTACCACGCAAGCCACTATCTGCTGGTGTATTCAAACGATACATCAGCTTGTCAGCAAGTTGCTGCGTAGCCTGAAGGTCAGCAGATAGATATTCACACAACTCATTGTATGGTATGTCACGTGTGCTGTAGCCTTGCTTGAAGTATTCCTTCAGCGTGTCCTGCTTCTTGGTGTCCAGTTCGTAACGCTCTGCACATGCCTCAAGAGACAACGGCTCTTTGATACCACGCTGCAATACATACTCAGCCAGCATCGTGTCAAACACAGGGCCATCATACTTAAAGCCTGACTCCCATAGCCACATCAAATCATATGCAGCATTGTGACAGATGAGTACAGTAGCTTCGTCCAGATACCACTGCACACGCTCGTAGTAATCCTGCTGATTGGGTACATCACTGTGGTCAAATGGGAAGTGCTGCTCCATACCTTGGTCAGTCAACACACCAATCATAGTCAGTGAGTTCTCTGGCTCAAAGGGGTCAAGGTGCATCTTGCCATCACGCTTGGTGACTGTATTCTCTACATCAAGTGTTAGCTTCATCCTGTGTACCTCGCTGTTTGATAATCCAAGTCCACATTAACCATACCATGCCAGCCTGTCAACTTGTTCTTCACGACATTGACATGCCGCATTGGACTGTCCTCTTCCTCACCTTCTATCTGTGCATTGGTCTTGCCAATCAGTATCATCAGGTCAGCTTCAGCAGCCTTACCTGTACGTGAGCCTTCCATCATTGACTGATTAAGCTGTGACCTACCCTCTGCCTCTGCTGATAGCTGAGACATATAGAACACGGCACAGTCATATGATTTGGCAATCTGCCTTGCGTAGATAGCACATGCCTTGAGTGCTTCGTCTTGCCGTGCAAAGGAACCCTGCACAGAGAACTTGTCACCCATGTCAAGCACCAACACGTCAGGCTTGTATGACTTGCATACAGACTCAACCCATGCCATGTCACGACCACCAGCCTCTTTAATCTTGATGTTGTTCATCACAGGTTCATAGAGTGCCTTGGCTTTGCTCATGTTGTCACGTACCTCACGTGCAGACATACCAGATGCTGCAGTCAGATAACGTGCGCCGACACGGTGAGTAGGTTCTTCGTTACATAAGATAATGCACTTGGCACCCTGATGTGCGAAACCGCCCGGCGCAGCAATCAAGCTGGCGTGGAAGGATGTCTTACCTGTGTTGGGTCTAGCACCCACTTCGATAAGCTGACCACCACTGACACCCTCTACCTTGCGTGTTAAGCTAGGCAGGTTGAATGTCCAACGTGCTTCCAACTCAGCTTTAGCCATGAGTGTTTCGATAGTGATGTCATCCCACTCAATATTGAGATTGGGAATGAAGTCATCACCATAACGCTCAAGCAGATTGCGTAGCTTCTCAAGTGTAGCGGCATCACCATTGACCATATCAAATCCGATATTCGCAACGTCTTCGCCAACAACCTGCTGGAATAGTTTGGATAGCACCTCTTGTGCTATGTCACTGCCCATTGGTTGCTCACGCTTGATAGAAGCAAACATAGAAGCATAGCCCTGCTTCTGTGCTGTAGTCAGCGTAGGATTGTTTGACATGAACAACGCCTCAACCTCATCGGGTGTGACGGTGCGTTCATACCTATCCATAGCTGTGTCGATAGCCTCTTTGATTTTACGTGCGTCCTTGCTGAACAAACGTGGTGGGCATTTGCTACCACGGTGGTCATCATAGAACGACTTATCCATCAGGCTTCTAATGATTGATAATTCCATACAAGTTCTCCATATCTGTCGGGTTACGATATTTCAAATCATCTTTCAAACGTAGGACACGAACATCGTTTACATGCCCACGTAGTTCCTTTGCCATCTGCAAAGTCTTTGGTAATGCATCGGGGTCTAATGCTATTACGGCTGTTGAGAACTGTGCAAGATACCCTTTATGCGACTCTTGGAGAGATGTGCCAAGTATCGCAACCCCGACAAAGGATTCGCCACCAACCACGGCTGCACTCACACAGTCCTCAACAACAACTGCGACTTTACCACAACCATGTGTGTATGGCAAGCCACTTTTTCCATATCGTTTCCATTTAGGTAGACGCTTGCCGATAGCACGGCCTGTAGCGTCCACTGTTTTGCCATCATGTACAACAGGGAACACAACCCTGTCATCCTTCACATCATACAACACACCCAACTCATCGGGGTCTAGCTTGTACCTGTAGCAGAACGCCAACACGGTACGCTTGTTTCTATGTGGTACGATGTACTGAGGCATATCAAATGTCTCATCGGCAAAGTCAGCCACGTTACCCATACTGCCACGTATGTCATCGACAGTTAGGTGTACACGGTTCCCGCCGCTTACATTGCAGGAAGCCTTGTAACAATTCCACACAAGACTACCCAAGTTATTAGTAATAGTGAATGTCTTGTACCCACCACAGTTAGGACAGTCCATACGTTTAGTCTGTCCATTGGGTACATCTATATCACTTATAATGTTATATATATTATTCATTATATATCACTCTCCTTTGCGGCAGTTAAGTGCTTTTACCATGTGCTTTACGTGTTGTCAATGCATTATTTGCACTGGCGTATGTATTTTTCATGTATGGTTTCACCGATTGTGGATTACTGTGTCCTGTAACCGACATGATTTGTCCCATAGGCACACCTGCCTCTACCATTTGTGTTGTACCAGTGCGGCGCAAGTCCATCAGACGTAGTTCTTCGGACAGCCCAGCTTCCCGCATGACAGCCCTTCCAGCTTTGGACAGTCTCTCCATGCTGTATGGCTGGTACTCGCCCTGCACAGGCGTTGTGCGCGGAACAACGTACTGTTGAAAGCCGAAGTCTTGCTCCTGTTGTGTCAGCATCTCAAGCAAGTCATCTTCGATTGGTAAAGTTACCTCTGCCCTACGCTTAGACTGCTCAAGATATAGCTTGCGTTCCTCTAGGTCAATATTGTCCCACGTCAGCAGACGCATATCACCTAGACGTTGGCACCATTCGTATGCCATGTGTACAATCAGGCCAATGCTACGCCATTGAAACTCACCATAGGCAGTGTCAAGGAAGTTGCGTACATCATCCTCAGTCCACACAACTTTGCGTTGTGGTGGTGTCTTGCGTCTGACGTTGGCAAAGGGATTGACTGTAGCATACTCCATGTCAATAGCGTAACGAAACAGAATAGATGACACAGTACATACGTGGTTGGCAAGGCTAATGCCTCGCTCAACCCATGCTTCGTATGCGTGTTTGGCTTGCTTACTTGTGAGTTCACAAAAATTCACAGAGCCAAAATCATCTAACATGACACTAAGAAAGTATTGATAGTCTTTCTTAGTTCTGTCTCGTAACATCTTGAAATCATTGGAATTGTAGTACTTGTCAACTAGTTGCTGCACTGTCTTCATTTTTACTCACCTTATATACGTTGTTGCGTATCACTGTTCCGGTTTCATCCACCGTGTATTCATTACGGTGTCTAACTTCACCATCTATTCTATCACCATTGGTGTCAAAAAATAGTTTTACTTTGACACTATCTTCATACACAACACCCTTATATTGTGTTACCATTTTAACACCTAGTTTTTTCTGTTCAGCACTTAGATTACTTGTACCAACACTAATCATTGAGTTCTGCATTTCATAAACTATAGGGGTTTTTGCATCGTATAAAAATACTTCACCTGTATCTTTATCTAAGACGATAAAATCCACGGGGCCGCTACACCCCATGTTCTTGAATACCTCATACCCCATGTTTAGAAAGTGGAGACATATGTCTATCTCCGATATGTCTCCCTTCCTAGATGGTGATTTGTAATCACTGGTGTTTTCTGTGGGTGTCATGCTGCAATCAACTCCTTGAATGGCTTACTCTCAATCCACTGCGACACCTTGTTCTCACGTTGGAACATAGACACAGCGTTGGTATCCTTGCCAGTGTTACGCAAGGCAAAACCATTACGTTCATCGGCATACGATGCATAGTTGGTGAATGCAGAGTATAATGCCCAGACATTCTGTCCACGCACTGATGCCTCTTGGTTGTACAAGGTAAGCATCTTGTCTGCTGTGCGGTCAGACTTTAGCAGGGACTCAAGCATAGCTTTGACATCACCAACAAACAAAGGCTTGTTAGCCCAACCCTGCAAGCGTTCTGATTGTGCATAGAATGACTGCGTAGATTCACGCAAGTCACGGATAAACCTGTCCATGCTGAAGTTGGCAGAGTTCTTACGCCGCACCTTGTCATGCTCGCCACGAATCATACCGTTGGTGCAGAAGAAATCTATAGCACCAAAGAATGTCTGGTTGGAACAGCTACCATCAATACCATGCAAAGCAATGATACGCTGTGCAATGGTAGTGCTGTGCTTGTCTGTCTCAATACGAGCAGTCACGTTAGGCAGTGTCATGTCGAGCATAGCCCACGCATTCTGTCGAGCAATGTTCCACTTCATGTTCATGCCTTCGCACTCAGCTTCGCCAAGGTTCTCTGTGATGGTGTCATGTACACCCTCAAAGAAATCAGCGTGGCTGGCACAGTTGAACGTGTCACCTACCACACCAATGTAGTCACCTGTGTTACCGTTGATGACATACTTCTTGTCCTTCACCTTAGTAGGCTCAAACATTACGTCAAAGTTTAATTCATCCGGCATCATGTTACTCATAGGGAAATCAAACGGCATATCTATTCTCCTTTCAGGTTGAATTGAAATTGTAATGTGTCATTGGCATGAGACAGTTCCTGCAGTTCATATGCAGATACAGCCGCTATGCCACCCATGTCTGGGTATAGTGCAGTATCCAGTATATTGTCAAGCAGTTCATACACTGCTGTGACTGCCTTACGTTGCTCATCGGATAGCTTGTCTACCCTCTTGCTACGCTCTTGCTTTTCTTTCTCACGTATCTTTTCCCAATACGCCATGCGTTGCTTGGGTGTCATGTTGTGGTATTCCATTTTCGGCATTTTCAATCTCCTTTTTATACTCGTTTAACATATCATCACGCAGTTTAACTAGACTATCCCAATATTCTTTGTCCAATATATCTAGCACATCCATTCTGGCATACTCCTTCCCTTGTTATATCGTGCGAAAGCACTTTTGTCTACCTTGTAGAACGCACGGTACGCCATGATAGGCCAGTCCTCGTCCGTCTTGCATTGGTCATGCCCACTGAAACACTGTGGGTGTGGCGTAAGCTGACCGTCTGGTATCAGGTCAATGCCACCAGCTATAGCTTGGCTATGCTTACCTGCACCATGCCACTTGCCGTATCTCTCGTGATATTCACACAGCATAGAGCAGTAGAGTTCATAGGCATACTTGAAGTTAGCCCGTGTCTTCATGGCCCACAGTGTGCAGGGGTGCTTCTGATGCACAGGCTTGTACAAACCACGAGCCTCTGCATACTCAGGGGCATGATGCCACAGTGCAGTGCATAGCATCTGTGCTTCTTCCAGTGGCATCTTGACAATGTGTTGGTCACATAGTGACTTAGCTATAGCATCGGGGTGATGCTCAATTAGAAATCTATTCATCTGCAATCATCCTCGTCAAATTTACAACGTACTGTGTAGTATGCCATCAGCATTGCGGCAATCTCTGGGAATGTTTCCCAATCAGGTCTGCTACAATTCCACTGATGGTCAATCTCTGCATCAAGCGCAACCAGTATGGCGTTGACTTGTTTCTTTGGTAGGTTAAGTGTTATCATTGTCAATCTCCTTTTGCATTTCCTGCACACGCTGTTGCAACACGCTGATAGCCGTGTTGATGTGGCCTGTGTCGTGTGGTTGCAGTCGTTCCTTGAGTATCTGTATCTCATGTACAAGACATAGCAAGTGCTGTGCTTTTTTAACAATCATTTGTCATTCTCCTCTGTCAGTATCCAGCTATGGCGGCAGTTAGTCTTCCAGTTGTTCTGCTTGCCATCCCAATCACATTCATAGACTGTGCAGACAAACCTGCCTGTGTCTTCATCTGCCCATGCATTAAGGTCAAACATTCTGTCACCTATCTGAACACCAAACCAGTCTTCGTCACAACATCCTGCCATAGCATCAAACACAACTGTGTCATAGTAGGCTGTCAGATAGCCACGTTCATAGTCGGATAACACAAGGCCAAAACCGCTATCGTAATTATCACTCATCATATCACTCCTAATACCCAGTTCTCTGCACAGTTTTCGGCATACACCTCACTGTGTCCTTTGATGTTACGTTCCTCAATGATAGCACCATCCTGCATCATGTACACAGTATAGCTACCATCAGGCTCAACAAAGACAGTCGCTTTGCGGTATGCACCCATGCCACGACTACAATCTTCATCACTGTAAAACTCATGCAACAGCATCTTCATTCTCCTCTGCGTGTTCAGCTATATATTCACTGATACCAAACTCATCATCTAGTTCGGGGTAGTCGTTGACTACATTTTCTACATCACCAGTACACCAGTCATCACCATCTGTGTATTCACCAATAAACATCCAGCCTTCGTCAAGGTAACGAGCAGTCACCTCAAAGCCCATGTCTACCAGCTTATCAAAGACAGGGATAGGTGGCGACCATGCGGTATAGAAGTTCAGCACAAGTGTGCTGGCATCCATTCGTGTGCAGTGTGTTTCATACACATCCCACTTAGTACCCCAGTTCTCAAGCCGCCAGTCATACCAGCCTGATGTGGGTTCACCTTCATCATCACGAGGCTCTGGTATCAGGTAATGGCACAGTTCTGTGTTCTCTGTATTCATCACATTGTAAATGTTATCAATCATTTGGCTGTCATCATGTGACAGGATTACTCTGTTGTCTGTATGATTAGGCATTGTCATTCTCCATCCTTAAACAGTTTATATATTATATAACATATTCCAACTACAGATACAACCAGATAACCGCCAACGAACACACTGTCCCACGGTATCTGATTGTATATGCATTGTAGTGTTACACACTCAGTCATCTTCGTATTCCTCTATGAGTTGCACTTCTTTACCGCAATCATCACATCGACTTCGCGGATGCTCGTAGTCTGTGTATATATCATTATCATACATCAGCATCCATGAAATGCGGTTGGCACGAACCCATGAGAGTTCCCATACATCCGTGCCGCCACACTCATAGCAAACCCACTTGCTCATGCAACTTTCCGTGCTTTGCCACGACCCTGACGGGCAAGGTCACGCAGGTTGCTGACTGTCACACTGCCAATCTCAATCGACACATCACGGTCACGGTTTTTACGCTTGACAGCTTTACCCAATTCCTTGTGGAAATGGTCAAGGAAGATACCAGCCACAGCCTCAGTCGTATACTGCAAGTACCCACCTGATTCAGCCTTGGCTTCACGAGCATACTGCAAGGCAAGGTCATAGAACTTGTAACGTCCCAGCTTCACACCGTGATACTCACGATACAATGCTTCTACCTTTGCGAGTTTACGCTCAATCTCTGGTGATGCAAGCACCTGACCTGTCTTACCTGTTGAACGCTTGTGATATGTAATTGTTTGAATAGCCATGATAAAATCTCCTTTTCGGTTGGTTAGTTGGTTAGTCCAACATTGGACTTAGGGATTGCATACACTTTGGGTCTACCATTCTCAGTGTACACAGAGATAGCCTGCACCTCAGTCACTGGCTCACCAGTGTCAGCGAATACAAACGTATCATTCACATAAGGGTTGTATGTGACTGGCCTACCTGACAAGCAGGTAGCAATGCCATCACGCAAGCCGCCAGTGCCAACGGCAAAGGCATGAACATTCTTCTTGCCTTCACGCCGCACCTTGGCTTGTCCAGCAGGACGCACCACGAACTTTGCGTCATACATTGTGAATGCAGTGACGTGCTGTTGAACACGTCCAGTCTGGCGGTCTTGCAGTGACCACTTCTTTTTGTGTAGGTTCCAGTAAAGTCTATATTTCATGCTAAACATTTTTGTTCTCCTGCATTGGGTGATATTCACGGATGCATCCATCTTCATCTAGTTTCTCCGCAACTCGCATTGCAGTTGCGATTTCATCTAGTTCATGTTTAAGTGTGGGTTCGGAAGACCAGTCACCGTCAAACCATTTTTTCAATTTGACAAGTTTATCATTATCGGTGCTTTCAAAGATTGCTACATAATCAGTCTCCCACGATAGTCCTTGGCCTTGAAAAACTACGCCAAAGTATTTGGCTATAGTTTCAAGTTCCAAATGAAAAAGCCTGTGCCATTCCTCGTGTAATTCATCCGTATAAAGCCAGCCAGCACCATAGTACGTTAATTCACAAGTATACATTATTTTAGTTTTAACATCTATGTTAAGCATAGTTTTTCTCCTGCATAGACTGTTTCATCTTACGAGCCGCTTTGCGGTCACGCTTCCAGTTGTCACGCTTTGGGTTGGCAGTCTTACGCACTGGCAACTTCTCAAAGAGAGATAAATCATTCCAATCGTGGTCAAATTCAGTCATTAGTTTTTCGTGTTTTATTTTCACGGTCTTTATCCTTTTTACGGTTGTATTTAGTTTTGTCTGGCACAACGGTTGCCCTGCGGCGTGACTGTGCCACTGCCTTCGCCACAGGATTGATAGGTCTAATACGCATTGTAAATGCTCCGTTAGTCCAACATTGGACTTATCTAGTATATCTAAGTGTAAAAACACTTTCACAAAGTTTCAAGTGTTTTATACACAAAGATATACATAAGAGGTTTAGCCATTTGCCACGGCATCAGCTTTCTTCTTGCTAGTACCATGTGCCGGAAAGCCAACGATAAAGTCACGTTGTCTTTGACAAAGCTGGCAAGTGGCACAAGATACATCATCACGCACAGCCGCCGGACACACAACTACCTTGCGACCTTGTGGCGTGGTAGTGTTTTTTGTCTGGTCAATAGGCAATACTGTAGCCACAGGGCCAGCATCCAAGTCAGCAAGCTGGTCAGCATGAGCCAAGTTATTGGCAGACAGATTGACAGTGAAGCCAGAACGATTCATGTGTGTCACAATCATACGGTTACGCTTGCTGTCAAGCACAGGGTAGTGTGTATATGTGAAGCCACGCTTACCGTCATTGGCTGATGTCAATTCCATACAAGCCTTGGCATCAAGCTGGTCATTGCGTCCGGGCAAGTCACCAGCCTGATTGTGCCGCCACAATGTGTCAGCTTTCAAGTTGGCAATCTTGTCAAGAAACACAGGCCAAGTGTCACCACGAGCCTTGTCGGATACTTTCATCCAGTGCATCTTGAGAGGGCCGGATTCTGCGTAGCAACCGCCCTCGTTTGCGTTGTTGAACGGGCAAGCTGGTGGGCAAGTCTGTGCCTCTGTAGTAGACACAGGAATATCACCAGTCTTTTCATTCTTGGATTTCGGGGTCAAGTGTACTTGATAAGTCATAGTGTTACTCCGTAACAATGGTTGCAGTAAAGTCATCCGATAGCCAACGTATATCACCAGTCTCAAGAGACTGCAAGCGGAATGTGCCAGTAGGCCATTCAGGTATACGCTTGGGTAGGTCAAGCACCTGCCAAAACTCGCCGTGTTCATTCACACGGTTTTTGCCATGGCGTGTCTTGCCTTGTAGTTTAACAATCTTTCCGGTTTGCATATCAAACTCCGTTTGTTAAGTCCAACATTGGACTAAATGTTATCAGTCAAACTGCATCTACGCAAGTCCTCTTCCTCATCAATGTTTGGCACATCAATTTCACAGCATTGCCACGCCGCCCACACTTCGCCTGTTTCGCGGTTGATGACAGCGCAGTCACACCAATCGGAATCCCATGTGTCCACAATCGTGGCACGAGACTCCCACTTCCAGCCAACAGCATCTTCCCATGCGGCAGTAGCCTTTGGCTCAATGATGGCACGAGCATCCTCTTGCGTCCAAGCAATTTCAGGTATGGCTTGCCAGCCACATGAAGTCCATTCAGCAATAACAATCTGTTTCATTTTCAACTCCGTTGATGTTAAGTCCAACATTGGACTAGGTAAGTGTATCTAAGTAATAACACTTTCACAAAGTTTCAAGTGTTATTACGTAAGTTACACTAAAGTAAACCCTTGGCAAGCATCCTAGCTTTCAAGGCCAGCAATCTTTGCTGTTTGGCCTCGCTCTCAATCTGTGCTTTATAAGCACGATTGGCGGCATCAGCTTGACCAGTCACAAAGCACCGAAACTCAGGCCGTGTCTCAGGCTCATAGCTACGGCTGAAAGCCTTGCTATCCATAGCCGCCCAGCTTGAACGCACCAGCTTGTGTTTACCCATTGGTGTGATGAATTTACGAGCCATTGTACTGCCTCAAAATGTTTTCGTGAATACGGTTTTGGCGAAGTCTCAAGTGGCTATCGTAGAAAGCCAAGCCAGCCGCCCAAGCCACAAATGCTACGCACCAGCACATTCCGCCAGTCATTGGGTCAATCAGCAAAGCTGTCACAGGACCAGCGCAGAAGAATGCGAATGCTACACACCACATAAACAGGCAACAAAAACCATGCATAATTTCGTTGATAATCATTTTCAATACTCCGTATTGGTTAGTCCAACATTGGACTTGGGGAAGGGTAGACAGTAGCTTACGCTACTGCCTTTTTGTTTGTGTCTTCATCCTGAAGGATGGCTTTGATTGCGGCGAATGCATCCTCAAATTCTTTGAGGCTTACACCATTTGTGTCGAGCAAGTCAAAGACTTGTTCTGCAATCGTATCGGCATCCAACTTTGTTGGCTTGTCTAGTCCAACATTGGACTTGTCGTCAGCCTTTGGCTCAATAGGTGTGTCAGCCTCTGGCTCAGTTGACTGTTCAGCTTTGCTGGCTTTTTTCATTGCAGCTTGTAAAGCTGTGAGGCTCTTGAAGCCTTTCTTTGAGGCTTTCATAAACTCACGGCACTCAGTCTCATTCTCGACAAACCACAGAGCCTCTGCTCTGCGCCGCTTGTCAATGTTGTGAATGTTGCAATCCTTCAGCCTAGCTGAAGAAATACGACCAGCATCAGTTTCGGCTTTCAGCTTCTGCATCAGCTTTCCAAGCCGTGTGTCGAAGCCATCAGCCTTGGTAGCATTTTCAAAGTTGCCTTTGGCAATGCCACGCCAAATTGATGCAAGGGCTTTGCCCTCTGATTCCAATGTGTTGATTTCAGCCTTAACTACGTTAGCAATTTTCTTCGTCATATCTAAACTCCGTTTAGTTGGTTGGTGAGGCCGTTGCCTCGAAAGCCCTTACTTCGTAACCTGATTTTGCTGGAAATGTCAACGAAAAAACTGTGCGCGATTTCTCCTGCGCATTATGCGTGGGGAAACAGGCGTGAAGTTTTCCCTGTGTGTGTATGTGCATCATGCGTATGCGTGAGGGGGTAGGGTGTTTCGGATTGACTGTATAGCTATGGCTATACAAAATAGATGCATCAGCAATTCAACTTCGTTGCAATTCTGTAAAACCTGACTTCACAAGTCATCCTTTGGATGGCAACTGATACCATAACAGTTGTTTACAACTGACTGTTTTGGAAAACATACAGCATTTTCAATGCTTTAAGTCCAAGGTTGGACTAAGTTGGCTCTTACCATACGCTATGCAGAGGCATAATGCGGCACATACAGGCATGGTAAGGCGGGGTAGGCGGGGGCCACCGGGGGGTAGCGTGGATATATATACAGAGAAATACACAGATTAGGAAAATTAAGTGTTAACCACAGGAACAACTGACACTACCTATATGCACAAGTATTGTGCAACTGCCTAAAAAATAGGCAACTGTAGGGGGTGTATGGACCCATTTGAACTTTTTTGAAAGAGGGGGGTTGACAGCCAATAGAAAATCTGGTATAATTATGTATAACTAAACACACTTAAAGTGATACACTTAAATGTCTATATAATAATTCTTAAAAAACTCTATAACTATAACACTTAACTGTACATAAGTTAGTCTCTACTAAATTTTCTTTGTTAATACACTCTAAGTGATAACACTTGTACTATACCCCACGTACCAACTAATTCGTACCTTGTACAAGAAAGTGCTTGACAATGGCTAAAAAATCTGTAAAACTATACACAGACAATGTACTTGATGCATTTTACGATGCTATCCGTACTAATTCATTAGACCGACTGCACATACCGCATAGCGATGTATTCTATGTGCGTAGTGCTGTTGAAGCCCACTATGGGCGTTCATTTACTTTGAAGCATGTAGAAGATGCGATGAGAGCAGAGGGGTGGACAGAGAAAGATGAGTGATGGTTTCATTCTTCCTATACCTATCTGTGATTATCACAGTGGATGGACAAGTTAAAACGCACACTGAAGTTGTACAGCAATGTCCTACCACAGAGCAGGTGATGCAATGGCATCAGTCTATGGTAGCGTCAGGTGAGATAGTTGACTGGAGAGCCAAGTGTACACCGCATACGTTTGACATGCCAATGCCCGAAAAAGGATTAAGCACGTAATGGCTATACCTGAGAGAGTCAAAAACAAAATGAAAGAGGAAGGTCTGTCTGGCGTTAACAAACCCAAACGGACACCTAACCACCCAACTAAATCACACTGCGTGATGGCATCAGAAGGTGGCAAGTATAAGTTTATACGCTTCGGTCAGCAGGGCGTAAAAGGTGCTGGCAAAAATCCTACGACAGCAAAGGATAAAGCACGTAAGAAGTCGTACTATGCACGGCACAATGCGCAGGGTAAACCTACCACTAAGCTGTCTGCTAAATATTGGTCACATAAAGTTAAGTGGTAAGGAGAATACACTATGGCTGATAAACTATCTGATAAAACTACAGGTCAGCTACGTGCCATGCTGGATAAAAATAGCGGTGCTACAGCTACACAAGTGCGGTCTGCACTCAATGAGTTAAAGAAGCGTGGTGAAGAAACTCCACCTGCATCACTCGTATTGGGTGGACGTAAAATGAAAAAAGGTGGTATGCTTACAAAGAAAGTTCCTGTCATTACAATTGGCGTAGGCATGGCTGAGTTTCCTAAAGGCAAAAAGAAAACACAGATGATGCGTGGGGGTATGGCAAATGGTAAGGCACATATGTATTCTAACGGTGGTTCAGTGACAGACAATGCTGGTCTACGTGCATTGAAAGCTAGTGGCCCAAAAGGTTTGGAAGCCTATAACAAAATTAAAAACTCGTAATGCATCCAGTAGAAGCTGACATACGTAAGTGGTCGCATGATTTCCTAGAAGTACCCAACAAAAAACTTAACGGCCTACCACCCTGCCCCTATGCAAAACAAGCATGGTTAGACGATAAGGTATCCTTCAGTATTAATACTGGTATAGAAGGATTGATAGACGAAGTTAAAAAGTTTGAGCAGCACAACTATGATATAGTAGTATGGGCTAATCAATACTTACCCGACATGGAATACCTAGATGGATATTGCGATGGCATAAATGAAGCCATGTCCATAGCAGGTAAAGATATGCACCTCATGGTGTTTCATCCAGACTATGACGCTGAAGAGGCGGGTCTGGACTTTCTCATTAACGAGGATGCAAAAGATGACGGTCTTGTGTACTGCATGGTGTTTGTACAAAGACTATCTACGCTAGACGATGCAGCACTTAGTCTGGAGAAGTCTGGTTATTATAAACACTTTCCAGAGGAAGTGTATCAAAGCCTAGTATTAGATAGAAGGGAACTTAGAAATGGCTAATGATAATAAAGGAATGTCTGCTGCAGAAATTAACAGACGTATGAAAGAAGAAATGAATGCTGTAAAATCTCGTCTTAAAGACCAAGGACTAGATGATATGGAAATCAAGCAAATTATGCAGGACTACTTTGTTAAAGCTGCACCAAAGAAAAAAGCAAAGAAAATGGTTGCGGCACGTGGTGGCGTAGCTAAAAAGAAAATGATGCGTGGTGGTGTTGCTAAGAAAACACAACCAAAGCGTATGCGTGGCGGCGGCATGGCTAAAATGGCTAAAAAGAAAATGATGCGTGGCGGAGTGGCGAAAAAGAAATAATGAAACGTCAAGCAATCAAATATCTGGGATGGGCTTTGCTTTATATGGGCAAGCCCTTTACCTGTATTGGCAACTGGTTCTGGAAGTTGCATCGTAAAGTATTGGACTGGAATAAGTAATGGTACAACCCATTTCATATGATACAGCAACAGAAAGTGTAGCTGTAACCGCTACATCAGGCGGTGCTAGTGCTAATGTTCTGTACACAGTTCCAAATCTGCACGATGCTACTGTAGAGTTTTTTCACGTAAGTAATGGTTCTTCTTCTACAGACAATATATCAGTACAGTGGTATCACAAAGAAGACGATGCGTACTACACAATCGTAAATAACAAATCTGTTGCAGGTAATGATGTATATAATATGATTACATCTGACCGTCTTCATCTTCACTCTGGTGACAAGATTGTTGTATTTAATGGCGGTGGCAACATGGGCGTTACTATTTCATGCAAAGAATACTATAATCCAGCACGTGGTAACTAGGAGAACAGGAGATATGCCCCTTACAACTAAAGGTTCTAAGATTAAATCTGCTATGACTAAGAAGTATGGGGAGAAGAAGGGTGAACAAATCTTCTATGCATCAGCTAACAAAGGAACAATTAGTGGCGTGGAGAAAAAGCAAGAACTCAAGAAAGGTGGGGCAGTTAGAAAAACTCGCAAATCGAAGGTCACTAAAACGAAGAGCAAAAGTAGAGTTAATGAAGCTGGCAACTACACTAAGCCAGCACTGAGAAAAAGATTATTTGAAAAGATTAAAGCTGGCTCACGCGGCGGTAAGCCCGGTCAGTGGTCAGCACGTAAAGCGCAGTTACTAGCCCTTGAGTACAAAAAAGCTGGTGGTGGATATAAAAACTAGTATAGTAATGTTCTGCGTCATATCTGCTAATGCAGTAGAA